CGCTCGATGCTCTGGATGTCGTGCAATCGACGGGTGTCCTCGATGATCGCTGCCAGGTGCAGTTCGTAAGCGTCGCCCGTGGGGCGATCAGGTGTTGATGCCGATGCTTCCTTTTCAACCAGCTTGCGCTGATAGCGCTTGGCAGCCGGGCTAAGCGGTCCGCCGCCCGATGGCTGTTTCTGGAACGGGTTCGGCTTTGCTGCGCTGCCCCGTTTTGCGGCCTGCTCTTCCCGCTTTTCCTGTGCCTTGCGGGCTTTTTCCTGTGCTTCGGCCCTGGCCGCCTCCCGGGCGGCCTGGACTTTTTCGAAGCGCTTCTTGGCTGGACTAACCATTACGCCCCCTTTACACCAGTGTGATGTTCTCGACCACAGCGCCGGCACCGAAATCTTCCACCACGTAGGCCTCGTTTGAAGACTCGTAGTTCTCGATGCGGTTGCGCTTCGGGTTGTCCATGACGTGACGGCGGCGGCCGCCGTTCTGGTAATAGATGGACAGGTTTTCCATGGTGGTGACCATCATGGTTCCGTCCGGGATGAACGGTACCTGCACGCCCTGCAGGCCGCCAATGCGCATCTGGCTGACGATCAGATCCAGGGCCTGCTGTTCAGTCGGAGCGTTATCCTTGTTGATCAGCGGGAAGTACTTGTCGCTCATCAGGGTGCGGCCAACCAGCACCACCAGATCCTGGCTTTCCCGGTGCCACGGATCCAGCATGCTGTGAACCACGTCGTAAACCAGGGCGTCCAGGTTCTTGTAGTCACCGGTTGAGCCAACAGTGACTTCGCCAGATGCTGCCACTACCTCATCCATTACCCGCTCTGGGGAAGTGGTGCGGTAGTGCTGGAGCCAGCCTTTGTTGACGTCTTCCAGAAGCGGGTTGGCTACCCGGTCTGTCTCGGATGCAGCGCTGAGGCCGTTGAAGCCGATCATGATCCGGTCTAGGGCCTGCTGCTTCACGATCGCGTCGCGCAACATGGCCTGGAAGTTGGGGAACTTGGCCCAGGCGTCGATTTTGGCGTAGGGCACGGCGGTGTCGAATTCGGTCAGGAAGCACTCGTAACCGTTCGCGCCCAGGTCACTCAGATCGCGCGGTGTGCGATCCTTGGCTGACACATCGGTGCGCCCGGCAATGGTTGATCCCACGCCAAGGCCGATCTTCTCGCCTTTGACTTCGTCCACGCCGATCACGTTGATCTGGTTCAGGAAGCCGCTGGATTCCTGAATTCGCTGTTCCAGCCGCTGCTGGACGGACGGTTCCACCGCGAAGGTTTCGGCGGCGGACTCTACGCCATTGAGCTCCGCGATCCGGCGGCGGAGCTTGTTGAACTGTACTCTGGATTCGTTGCGCATAATCTGAATTCCTTCAGCAGTCGGTGAGGATAGCGTCCTGACCACCGGTGGCCGGCGAGCGGGGACTGTGTTGGTGAGGCGTGGTTTCAAGCTGGTTCTTCAGCTCGTTGAAGCTCTGCTCAAGGGCTTCATGAGACTGCTTCAGCTGTGCGTACTCGTGCTGGACTTCGTCCATAGAGCTGCGCAGATGCTGGCCTTCGGACACGAAAAGCTCCAGGGTTTTCTCCAGATCGGCCCGGAAATCCGAGAAGCGGGCGGCCGTGGCGTCGCGGTGTTTGCTGAACAGGGCTTTTACCTTGGTCAGCATGGATTCACCGCCTTGATCACCGCTGCCCTGGTCGCTGGCTGCTTCAGAGAAATCCAGCTCTGCTTCAACGGCTTCTGAGAAGAGGTTTTCCGCACGCTGCTTCCGCGCATTCAGCGGGCTGTTTTTGGCCTTGCTGCTGAACTGGAGCATTTCGGTGCCCAGGGATGCGGGGGAATCAGTCACGGCCAGACCTACCAGATAGGCTTCGCCGGTGTCCGAGAACTCGGGATCGACTTCGATGGAGGTGTAAATCTTCTGCCGGTCCTTGGTCATTTTGACCAGGTCTTCGGTGGGATCGATCTCCGCGAACAGCTCCAGCTTGCCTTCGTCATTCTCTTCGGCCTTCACTGCAGTCACGTCACCAAAAGCCTTGAAAGGCCCATCGGCGAACATGCCGCGCATGTGTTCAAGCCAGACCCGGGCGCCGTATTTCTCCCGGTTGAAGTTCGCGGCCATCTGTTCGATCCAGGCGCGGCTGATTGCCCGTCCGTCGGTAGTGGCACCTTGAGTGGCCACTCGAAACCATTTTTTCATGTTGCTCTCCAATCGGGGGTGCGAGATGCTGTCTTTCGCGTGTGCCACCAGATTCGGGCCCCAGCCCGACAAATCCAACCGCCGCCGATTGTTACGCCGCTCCTCACAAATGAACATGCGATAACGCCACCCCCGCAGCCTTTAGGCTGACGGCATGGATAAGACTGTCGAATCGGATTACCGCGATCACTTTGTGAAGGCCCGCACCCTCTACTGGATGGGATGGCGAGCGCAGCGCATTGCCGATGAGCTGGGCATCAGTCCTCAGCTGTTTCACAACTGGAAAAAGCGGTTCAGCTGGGACGAAGCCGGGCCGATCCAGCGGGTGGAGAGCTCGCTGGAAGCCCGCATGGTTCAGCTGGTGTTCAAGGATGAAAAAGAGGGGAAGGACTTCAAGGAAATTGACTTGTTGGGCCGGCAGATCGAACGGCTGGCCCGGGTGCATAAATACGAAGAGTCCGGGCGCGAATCAGACCTGAACCCGAACATCCAGGAGCGCAACAAGGCACCGCGCAAGGCCAAGAACGATATCGGTGATGAAGGACTGGAAGAATTGACCAGCGCTTTCGATAAATCGCTGTTCGACTACCAGCACAAATGGAAAGTGGCTGGGCTTACCCACCGGATCCGCAATATCCTGAAGTCCCGGCAGATCGGTGCCACATGGTACTTTGCCCGCGAAGCGATCGTGGACGCTTTCCACACCGGGAAGAACAAAATCTTCCTGAGCGCATCAAAAGCCCAGGCCCACGTTTTCCGGCAGTACATCGTGCAGTTCGTCAAGGACACCACCGGCGTTGAATTGCGCGGTGATCCCCTGGTGTTGCCCAACGGCGCCACCCTGTATTTCCTCGGTACCAACGTGCGAACAGCCCAGAGCTATCACGGCGATCTGTACATGGATGAGTACTTCTGGATCCAGAGCTTCCAGCAGTTCCGGAAAGTCGCATCCGGTATGGCCATGCACAAGAAGTGGAGCCAGACCTACATTTCCACGCCTTCCGCGATCACCCACGAAGCCTATCCGTTCTGGACTGGCGAGCAGTTCAACAAGCGCCGGGCCAAAGATAAGCGGGTGTCCATCGACACATCGCACGCCGCGCTGGCTGAAGGAAAGGCATGTGATGACGGCCAGTGGCGCCAGATTGTGACGGTAGAAGATGCCATCGCCGGCGGCTGTGACCTGTTCGATATCGACCAGCTGCAGATGGAGTACTCCGCGGACGAATACTCAAATCTGCTGATGTGCCAGTTCGTTGATGACACCCACGCCGTGTTCCCGCTGGCCAAACTGCAGCGCTGCATGGTCGACAGCTGGGTGGAGTGGCGCGAACTCAAGCCATACGCCGAAAGGCCGCTGGGTGATCTGGAAGTGTGGTTGGGCTATGACCCATCCGGCGGCGGGGATGATGGCGACGGCGCCGGCCTGGTGGTGGTTCTGCCTTCAAAATCCTCCAATAAACCACACCGGGTGGTGGAGAAGGTTCGCCTTCGTGGCCTGGATTACGAGCGCCAGGCAGAAGAGATACGCAAACTGACCAAACGCTATAACGTGTCGTTTATCGGCATGGACACCACCGGCCTGGGTGAAGCCGTGGCGGAGCTGGTGGAAAAGTTCTTCCCGTCGGTAACCCGTTTCAACTACTCGCCGGATGTGAAGGCCCGGCTGGTGATCAAAACCCAGAACATCATCGACCATGGCCGGCTCCAGTTCGATGCCGGCTGGAGCGATATGGCGCAAAGCTTCATGGCGATTCGACGTGCCATGACAGATTCACAGAGACAGCTCACCTACAAGTCCGGCCGCAGTGAAGACACCGGCCATGCCGATCTGGCATGGGCGGTGATGCACGCGTTGTCGAATGAACCCCTCGAAGGGCCCACCGAAAAGGGTGGCAGCATGATGGAGATTTACTGATGAGCAAAAGCATTGAAGCGTTCACTTTTGGTGAGCCGGTACCGGTGATGGACAGATACGACATGCTCTACACCGGCTGCTGGATGGCCGGCCAGGATTACTACGAACCACCGGTCGATATGGCTGCACTGGCCAAGTCCTACCGATCCACCGCTCACCATGGCAGCGCATTGCAGGTTAAGCGCAACATTCTGGTGAAAACCTTCCAGCCCACTCAATACCTGAGCCGGCAAGACTTCGCGCGCATGGCGATGGATTATCTGGTGTTCGGCAACCTTTACGGCGAAAAGCTGGAAAACCGGATGGGGCGACTTATCCAGGTGAAGCCGATTCTGGCGAAATACTGCCGGCGAGGCGTGAAGCCAGGATCCTTCTGGTGGGTTCATGACTGGATGAACCACACGGAATTCGCAATGGGGAGCGTCGTTCACCTAATGGAGCCAGACATTGACCAGGAGCTGTACGGTGTTCCCGATTATCTGGGCTCGCTTCAGTCCGCCTGGTTGAACGAATCCGCCACACTGTTCCGCCGCAAGTACTACCAGAACGGAAGCCATGCCGGTTTCGTGATGTACATGACGGACGCCACCCAGAGCGCGGATGATGTCGACAACCTGAGAAATGCACTGAAGGAAAGCAAGGGCCCGGGCAACTTCAAAAACCTGTTCGTCTACGCCCCCAATGGCAAGAAGGACGGCCTGCAGGTGATCCCGGTCAGCGAGGTAGCTGCCAAGGATGATTTCTGGAACATCAAAAATGCCACCCGCGATGACCAGCTGGCCGGGCACCGGGTTCCGCCCCAGCTGATGGGCATAATTCCCACCAACACATCCGGCTTCGGTGACGCAGAGAAGGCGGCCCGCGTCTTCGCCGCCAACGAACTGGAGCCCCTGCAGGAACGCTTGTTGGAGATGAACGACATCGTGGGCAAGGAAGTGATCAAGTTCAAACCTTACACCCTGGGGGAACTCTCCCCCGACACCTGACAGATTTCGGCGACTGCGTCAGCCTTTGGCCACCTTCGGGTGGTCTTTTTTTGTGCCCGACATACGCCCCCCGGCGGGGGTGCTCACGCCCACAGCTCGCGGTCACCCCACCCCACCTGCGGGCTCTTGGTACTGCGATTATTCAAGGCCCACGGATAACCAACAAGGGTACGCACGTAAGTCATTGATTGTTGGTTGCTGGGAGCCTGAGAAAGTAGGGGGGCTTCGGAAAAGTGTAACAACGTAACAGGGCCGGATATTGGCTTTTATGCTGCTGATATATATAGGGTTTTTCTGTTACACCTAAAGTGTAATAAAACGTAACGAAAACGTTACATCGTTGATTTTATTAGGGTGCCTATAGGCATTCCGTTACAGTTAGATAGTGTAACAACATTACGTTTTTATCTTCTAAAGTGTAACAACTTAATCCTAGGTATATCAGATAGATAGATACAATTATTACACTTATTGCGTTTGTTACACTTTTCCGAACCCCCCAAACATTCTGAGCTAGCCAGCCCCACACACACGCCCGCACACGCGTATATCACTCCAGAATATCCACACTTTCATAAACAGAAAGACTCAATCATTGGCTTCGTGGCGATGATATGTGGCGGGGGCGGGAATACCTGGTCTTGGTCTCAGTCACCGGCGGCAGTACGTCGACAACGCTAACGTATGTTATTGATTACTGGGGCGGGGAATGTGCGCTTGTGAGCGGTGGGATTCTGCTGGGAGAGGCTTTAAGATGCTGAATATAATAGAGATAAGCGTATCGGTGACGTGGCTCTGCAACTCCGTTAACGCCGGTTCGATTCCGACCCGCGCCTCCATTTTTTCCCTTTTAAATCCAGTACTTTGCAGCGTTGATCGTTCGCGAATAATCGGATGTCGACATCATGTCGACAACATGTCGACATCCTTTTGCAGAAAACCTCCGGTTTATTGCTCTGGTAGCGCCTTGGGGTTGAGGGGCGGGGTGGGTATTCCCAGGGCATCATTCACCTGGCGCAACTGGCAGTGGAGCTGGTACCTTGCTTCCGGATCAGACGCTTTGCCCAGCGCTGAAGCAATCTTATGTCCTTGTTCCTGAAGGATAATTAAGTACGTAAACTTCCCGTTGTCTTTGATTCGTTTGGTCACCTGCTCGATCGGTTGCACCTGGCTGGCCTGCTCTTCAAGTAGCTTGCGGGTATGCTCCTCCACGAAGATAAAGTACTGGCGCACTCGGCGGCCAACGTCAGTTCGCTCCACCATTGCCAGCTCCTTAGCCATGCCTATAGTGAGCTGGTATTCACTGGAAGGCCTGCCAACCGGACTTCTGCTCAAATTTGAGCAGAAGTCGGTACCGTCTATAAAACCGTATTCCTTCACACGCCGCGAGAACCAAGTGTCGAATCGAGTTTCTACCTGTAAAGCCTCGTGTAACTCTCTCGCGTCACAGTACTCACGATCATGACCGCTTCGGCTATCATGGAAAACTTCAATTGCAGTGTTGAAAGGGTTGTTCTGGTACTTCGTTGGCATGCTCATTTCATCGGCTCCTGTTTACGGATGTAATCTGCTGGCTAAGCGCCCCGATATCACTGCTCAAGCGATCCGCGACGATTTCAATTAGGTTTTCCAGGTGTTCGCCGCCCACTTGCTGTTTGTCGATGGCGTAATGAAGCCCTGCAGCAACACCGTGGAGCGAACCTATTCGGCGCTCCAGGTCTTCAATTTTGTTGCATAGGGAAAGGTAGGTACTGGCTGGGATGGTGATTTGATCGTTGTCCATGGTGGACTCCTTACATTTGCTTCCACACAAATAATGTCGCCTGTTAGGGCGGCCGGGAGGGTGGAAACGGCTGTAAGCAACCGCCTTGCCTATTCCCCTTTCGGGTATTTTATTCGGCAAGACTCCCGGCCAGAAACTGGCAGGGTTGCGCTTTATATCAGGCACAAAAAAACCGCATGCTTTCGGGTGCGGGTGTCCGCTTACAATCGAGGTTTCCACGCCTCTTGAAGCGAACACTAGCCGCAGCGGGTTTAACTGTCAACGATTCCGGCCCCCTTCTTAATGGATTTCAGCGTGGACTTGCTCCGCTCCGGCGGCGTGATCAACCGATAGTGCCGGCGCATTGCCTCTGTCTGGTGACCACCTTTGTTGTTCTCTCCCTGGGAAACAAACTCATCGGTCAGCCCCTTCTTTCTCAGATCCCTGAGCTGGTACTGGCCACCGTAGCCGGCATCCTTGCAGGCCTGGGCCCACGATATCTGCATGAAGCGGTGTTTCACCGGTTGGTGACGGCTGCGCTTGTCGAAATAGGACGGATACACCATCAGGTACGGGGAAATGATACCCTGCTGGCGCTTGAAGGATCGGAACCAGTCCACCAGGTGGCGAAAGTCTTCGTTCATTTCCAGAATGATGGCCACGCCGGTTTTGTGCCTGGCGAAGTGGATCTCACCCATCGGGCCCTGGTCATCGTGAATCTGGTCTTCCCGAAGCCCGAACACATCGATGGGCTGCTGGCTCATCATGTAGATCATGTCGCAGATCTTTGCGCGCCAGGTGCCGTCGTGTGTTCGGCGGTTCAGTTTGTGCTCGAGTAGCTGGGCTGATATTTCG